AAAGGTCAAGCCCTTGCCGAACACTTTGAAAAGAAGTATATGCCTTTTAGAGTATTAGTGTCGGGCAATAGTTGGAACGGCAAAGTAGCCGACCTTACTAATTTCTCCGAAAACGAACTTAACAAAGTAGCTTGTTTTATCGCGAATGACGATAAGGAAAAAGATGCTTCTATAGGGCTTTTCTTAGGCAAAATAACCAAAATACCCATACAGCGCAAAATTCACCGTGTCAAGGATGGTAGCGTATTGCCCTTAGTGGCTTACTTCACTGATGGTACGACTATAGACAGCAAAGCTGACCAATGGGACGCGCTTGACGACAAAGGATATATCTTCTTTCGCACTTTTGTAGGGCGTTCGGGTTACTACTTTTCAGGCGATAATACCCTTACCAAGCCTACTGACGACTTTAAGAGCTTATGCAACGGCTTAGTAATGGACAAAGCAATTCTCCTAAGTTATGGAGTATTGGTAGAGGAACTCAGCGACGAGGTGTTACTATCTGAAGACGGCAGTATTCACCCTGCGATTATCAAGGGTTGGCAAACCAAACTCGAAAGTACTCTACAAAGCCAAATGGTATCGCAGGGCGAGCTTTCGGCTGTAAAGATTGATATAGACCCAAAGCAACGTGTACTACAAACGGGCAAAGTGGTGATAAACATCAAACTGTTACCCGTAGGTTATGCCGACTTTATAGAGGTAAACATCGGTTTTACTACAACAACAAATTAATATTATGGCAACATTTGACAGCAAACAATATGCGTGGTGTGAACTCTCTATCGTCTTTGGTGGACGTATCATTATAGGCGTTACAGAGTTGGAATACACCGAAAAACGCGAGAAAGACTTTCTTTATGGACGTGGGTGCAAGCCTCACGGAATAGTAGCAGGCAACCGCAGTTATGAGGGTAAAATAAGCCTTTGGCAAAGTGAACTTGAGGCAATGACCCGTGATGCCTCCAACAATGATATATTAGGGCTTAGCTTCGACCTTGTCGTTTCTTACGTTCCTTTAGATGGTGGTCAGATAGTAACCGATATTCTCAAGAACGTAGAATTTACCGAAGTGAAAAAAGGAATGAAGCAAGGCGATAAGAATATGATTGTAGAGCTCCCTATCCTCTTCACAGACGTAAAGAGACAGTCGTAGCACAACGGGCAATTTAAAGACTTTTTAAATGTAATTAAAATGATAACAAAAGAACAAATCCAAGAATGGAAACAACAGTACAAAGACATCTTTGTAATTAGTGTAGAAGACAAAAAGGCATACTTGCGTACCCCCAACCGTAAAACCCTTAGCTATGCTTCAACTTTGGCGACCAAAGACCCGCTAAGGTTTAACGAGGTAATACTTGAGAACTGTTGGTTGGGTGGTGATGAAGAGATAAAGACAGATGATGCGCTCTTCTTAGCTGTAAGTAGCAAACTACCCGACCTTATACAGATTAAAGAGGCTACTTTGGAAAAGCTCTAAGTGATGCGGAGATAGACGAGGATAGGGATTGGCTTCGTATCACTAACGCTTCCTTGCGTTATTATATGCACATTGCCAATCCTGACGACCTCACCGATACCCAATGGGCTATGCGAGTAAAAGAATTAGAATGGCTTAGACAAAAAGAGAAAGAATAATAATCAATAATCACCAATGGCTGACTTGTTACAATATACCTTGTCCTTACGCGATATGGTAAGCGACCGCTTGCAACGCATCAATATGACTACTGATGCGATGCTTGACCGCTTTGGCTCATTGGAACGCCTGCAAAGGCAGGTGTCGCAAGAGTTTAGCCAAATGGGCTCTTCGGTGAGTACCTTGCAAAGTCGTATCAATCTGTTGCGTGCTGAGCGTGATTTGTTGCCTGCTAATGGACTTACAACCATTCGCACCTATAATCGTGAAATTAATCGCTTAGAAAGACAGGTTACTCACTTGCAAAATAACACGGGTGGTCGCCTGCACTCGTGGTTCTCTGAGGCTATGGCAGGGCTCCCTGGTTTGGCTACTAACCCTCTTATATTGGCAGGAGCCGTGATAGGGGGAAGCATCCGCAAGGGTATGGAAGCCGACCTGCAACAAGCTAATATTACTACTTTGCTTCGAGGCGATGTAGAAAAAGCCAAAGCCTTATATGCTCAGCTCTCTGATTATGGGGTGAAAACACCCTACGATAAGGCAGGGCTTATTGAAGCGCAGAAGACAATGATGTCGTTTGGGCTTTCCTCTGAGTTTGCTTTTGGCAAGCTCAAGAACATCGGCGATATAGCTATGGGTGATGCCCAAAAGATGAAGAGTTTATCACTTGCCTTTGCGCAGGCTACTTCGGCTGGCAAGCTACAAGGGCAGGACTTAATGCAGATGATAAACGCGGGCTTCAACCCCTTGCAGGTGATTAGCGAACGTACGGGCGAGAGTATGGCACAACTCAAGGATAGAATGAGCAAAGGAGGTATTTCGGCGCAAGAGTTGGCACAAGCCTTTGAATGGGCAACCGATAAACAAGGGCTTTTCTACCAAGGTGCAGAAAAAGCAGGGCAAACCCTCAGCGGTAAGTTCAACAAGATGATGGACTCTATTACCGAGCTTGCTCTAAAAGTGTATGAAGCTATTAGCCCTATACTTGGTCCCTTGGTAGACCTTATGGCTGTTGTTTTTTCAAGCATAGGCGGAGGTATAGGGTGGCTTATTCAGAAGTTTCAAGAGGGGAATCCCATTATATGGGGTATTGCGGGAGCTATAGGTGTATTCACCACTGCATTGATACTACACAACACCTACACGGCTATTGCTACGGCTTGGCAAAATAGGCTCACTTGGGCAGTGATTAAGACGAACCTTGCCTTTTTGGCTAATCCTATTACATTAGTAATAGCAGGTGTGATTGCTCTGATTGCTATCATCGCTTATTGCATTGTAGGCGTAAGTGGTTGGGGCAAAGCGTGGGAAAACACTGTACAAGGTATGAAATACAGTTGGGAAGCCTTTATACTCACCTATAAAGCCCATTGGAATACAGCGGTCAATGCTTTTATGGCAGGGGTAGATGCTTGTAAGCTCGCTTGGTATAAATTCAAAGAAGCGGTTGGTTTAGGCGATAGTACCGAGAATCAAGCAACGATTGCTAAGATACAAAACGACTTACAGGAGCGTGCCAAATCGGTAACAGAGGGTTACAAGAAAGCAAATGAGGCAGAGGCTAAAGCCAAAGAAGCCTTTGGCAAAGCTTGGGACTCTTTAGAGTTCAAGAGTTTTAAAGAGGTAAAAGACGGACTAATGGGCAAGCTCGGTATGAAAACCGAAAGTAGTCCCGCGCCAGGGATAAACCCTATTACGGGAGAAACTACTGCCACCACGGGAGAAGGAGCTAAAACCAAAGATAACATCGTATCAGGAGGCACCCGACAAACGCATATCAACATACAGATAGGCAATGTAGGCACCGATACTAAGGTGTATGTTTCCTCTGTACGCGAGGGAGTAGAGAACTTTGGCGCAATGGTGAAAGAGGAACTCCTCAGAGCGATTAATAGTATAAACCAGTTGCAGACAAGCTAATGAAAGATATACTCATAGACGACAACAATGACCTGCGCCTATTGGCGGGTGATTTTGAGGTGGGGTACTCTGATAACCAACAGCAAAAGGCTATACTCACTACCGAAAAAGGAGAATGGAAAGAACACCCCGAAGTAGGGGTAGGCATCGCCCAAATGCTCGCAGACGACCTCTATACTGAAGTACTCATCGAAATAAAAAAACAATTGGAGTATGATGGTATGCAGATTAATGATGTAGCCCTAAAAGAGGGTGGCAAGTTACTAATTGATGGACAATATAATTAAACTATGGCACTAAACAAACAAGCCCTTCAACAAGGCATTATTGCCCTGCAACAATATATGCTCACCAAAACCGATGCAAGTATGGAAGAGTACGCTGAACGCTTAGCTTCTCTTATTGAAGACTTTGTTAAGAGTGGCGAGGTAACAGTGCAACCAGGTATATCCGTAAGCACGGCAGGTACAGCCACCGCTCAAACGGGCGCTACTACAGGTGAAGGGAAAGGAACAATTAATTAAAAAACACATTCATATATGGAATGGATAACAGAAGTACTTAAAGAGCATTTAGGTTCATTTATCGGTATGGTATTATCGGGCTTAGCGGGTTGGTTTTTCGGAAGGCCTAAACAACAAATGGAACTACAAACCTCCGAACTTGACAATGTAGATAAAGCCGTGAAAATCTATCGTGAAATGATAGAAGACTTGGGGGCTAAGTACGCCAATGCTATCGATGAGCTAAAGAAAGCTAACCAACGCATTAAGGACTTAGAAGCCTCAGTGGAAGAGCTTCTAACTGAACTTAAGAAATACAAGCAGTTAAATGGAAAAGCGAAATGACAATCACAGCTCTACATAATCAGTCGCTCCTCGACCTCGCCTTGCAACACACGGGTACCATTGAAAGCGTCTTTGAATTGGCAGAGGCTAACAGCCTCAACATCACCGATGATGTAGTAGCGGGCAAAACCTTAGTACTGTCCTCAGAAGCGTTCACTAATAAAGATATATTAGCCTATTACACGGCTAAAAACATACAACCCGCAACGGCTTTCACCAAAGAAGATGAACAAGTAGCTAAACGCCTTGAGGGTATTAGTATTTGGGCGATTAACTTAGACTTTGTAGTAAGTAAAGAATAGAAATCTTATGAAGAACCTACAATTATATAATGCAGATAATTTAGAGGTAATGGCTACCCTCGCCGATGAGAGTATTGATGTAATTTGCATCGACCCTCCGTACTTGTACCTCAAAAACCAAAAGCTGGAACGCTCTTTCGACGAACCCAAATTCTTTGCTGAATGCAAGCGATTACTTACAAAGAAAGGCTTTATCGTAATGTTTGGGCGCGGTACATCATTCTATCGTTGGAATACTATATTAGACGATTTAGGCTTTGTATTTAAAGAGGAAGTAATTTGGGATAAGAGACGAATTACCAGTCCTGCCTTACCTTTGGGAAGGCGACACGAAAGCATTTCAGTATATACAAAGAGAGAAGGGCAAATAAATGATGTATTAGTACCTTATGAGGAGCATAAATTCTTTGATATTGATAAAATAGTAAATGATATTAGTAGGGTTGAAAGTACTTTAAAGAAGCCTAATTTATTGGCTCATATTAAGTATTGTTTGAAAGATAAGAAAAGAGTAGAAGATATATTTTACAATGCTAAAAAAGATAAGTATAAGGTAGCTTATAATGGCAATGTTTTAAATAAAGATGTAGGGATTGCTACTTTGAATTCCTTTTTGATAGGTAATAAAGAAGCATCTGTTATATCAGACTTTGGAGTAAAATATAAGAAAATTCACCCCACGCAGAAGCCTGTCCGTCTCTTAGAGCGCCTTTTAGCACTGGTTATTCCCAAAGACAAACCTCGTAATGAGATAGTAGTAGCCGACTTCTTTGCTGGCTCTATGAGCTGTATGGAAGCCGTGTACAATATGGGAATGAAAGGCATTGCAACCGAGATAGACCAAGAATACTTCGAAGCAGGCAAACAGCGTATTGACAAGTTACAACCTCTAATTATCAATCATTAACCTATGGCACGAAGCATTCAAGAAATACAAAACCTTATCTTGCAGGCTAAAGCACAAGAGCCTGCATTGGAAGGTCTCAACAGCACCTCCAAAGTAGCAATTTGGCGATTGTGGGTATATATCATCTCAGTAGCAATATGGAGCCTTGAGAAGCTATTTGACCTACATAGAGCAGATATAGATAGGAGACTTTCCGAGCTCAAACCAGGTACGGCTAAGTGGTATCATAGCAGGGCTTTAGCCTTTCAATATGGATTTGACTTATTGCCCGATAGTGATAAATTCAACAATACTAATCGTAAAGAAGAAGAGATTGAAGCAAGTAAAGTTATCAAGTATTGTGCTGTCACTGACGCCCCAACTGAGAGCCGTATTGTGATTAAGATAGCTACAGATAATGCGGGTACGCTCACCCCCGTGACAGCTCACCAGCAAGAGGCATTTAGCCGATATATCAATGAGGTAAAGTATGCGGGAATCTATGTTACGATATTGAATAATCAGCCCGATTGGCTCAAGCTCTCTATCCGTATTGTCCGCAATCCACTTATATTGGACGAGAATGGAATGAATGTTAATTCAGGAAAGCACACGGTAAAAGAGGCTATTAAGGACTATCTTAAGAAGTTACCTTTTAATGGCGAACTCTCCTTGCAAGCCCTTACTGATGCCATTCAACAAGTGGAGGGGGTTAAGGATGTGAGCATAGACAACGCGCAGACCAAATGGATAGAAGGGAGTATTTGGGGTAATTTCCAAGAGATAAATATAAGTCGCATACCCGAAAGTGGTTATTTTGCAGTGAATTTTGATGCAAATAACGATACCAAAAGTACCATTACCTACCTATGAGAATCTTTGAATTGAACTTACGGAAGCTCGTGATTTTGCTCCTGCCTACTTTTCTAAGAAAGTCCCGACTTGTCGCCTGGATGCAGATACTTATTGCTCCATTGGAACAGCTTCAATATGACTTCGGGCTGAAGAGAAATAGCGACCTGGTAATTCTCACACATAACGGACAAAAGTGCTATCTAAGGAAGATACTCAATGATACTTTTGACCTGGCACTAAGGCGTATTCGGATAGAGGATATGACCCACTTTAACGCCTTATATATCTATACCGAGCCTGAAAATCAGCCTGTATATCTGGAGGAAAAGTACTTATATACTTCGGGAGAAATGCAAGTGAGCGGGGTGAATTTCTCTGTACATATACCCAATGAATTACGAGCAAGAGAAGTAGAAGTTAGAGCCCTTATTGAAATGTACAAAATAGCGTCTAAACGATATAGAATCATTTATGAATAGAATCAATTTTGAAAATACAGGAGGGTTTCCCTTAGGCACCTATACCCTCGACTTTATGCAGAAAAGCTACCAATTGCTCAACACATTAGGTAATATAGCGGGGAATCTAAGTATCCTTTCGGGATGCGAAGAGGTAGGGCGTAGCATCACCGACGGAGTGGTGTATATTGATGGCGAGGTACTTCCTTTCAAAGGGGCTCCCATATCCGAAAAGGTCATCATTGTAGAGACCTCACAAAAGAGAATATTTAAAGACGGCGTAGAAAAAGCCGTAGAATATACCCGCTATGCTACTTTTGGCAATAGCATCAATGGTCGCTTATGGGCTGACTTTAAGAGACCGCTGAATAATCAACAAATAGAAGCCCAATCCTTTACAGAGGAAAATTCTTTACTCAAGCGATTGGAAAAACTCGAAGAGCGGGTAAGAAAGACAGTACCTATAGGATTAGTAGCGATATGGGATAAGCCAGCCTCTGAAATCCCTGAAGGTTGGGAGGAACATACCGAAATGCAGGGAGTTGTACCTGTGGGGTATAAAAGTGATGATAGCGATTTCGGAGCGATAGGGACGAAAGTAGGGAGTAAAACGGTACGTATTGAGAAGAACAACTTACCAGATATAGAGATTGACTTGAAAAATAAAAATGGAAGTGGATTTGAAGTAATAGGTTTTAATCTAGAAAACTATAGTGGACAAAATGAAGGAGGATGGTCTAACAGTGGATCCTTACCCTATTGGGGGAAAGAATCAGGAAATAACATTAAAGCGCACCTCAACGGGAAAGAACAGCCTATTAACAATATTCAGCCCTCCAGAATCGTAAAATTTATCCGATTTGTAGGATTTTAGATAAATAATTATGACAGCAATACAAACATTAAAGCAATGGTTTTCCAACTTCAAGAAACCAACACAGGAACAATTCTGGGCGTGGATAGACAGCTTTTGGCATAAGTCTGAAAAAATCCCAATGGAATCCATTCAAGGATTGGAAAGTGCTATTCAAGGTACTGCTTCCGCGGAACAACTGCGCAACCATCTCACCGATAGTCAGGCACATAAGGAATTGCTTGACAACAAAGTAGACAAAGTACCAGGGAAGAAACTCACCACCGAGGATTTCACTACCGAGCTACGTAAGAAGCTGGAGGGGTTACAACAGGTAGATGTCTCTGTATTGTTACCACGGGGGAACTTTTCTGGAACAGCTCAAGACTTGAAGGACTTGATAGACAACCTTACACGTATTCTACAAAGTCCCGATACAGAATTAGATGAGCTTCAAGAGATTGTGGCATATATTAAGCAAAATAAACATATACTCAGTACATTAGGGATTAGTAATATAGCGGGTTTAGAAGATGCGTTAGCAAACAAAGCTGATAAAGACCACAACCACGACGAGGTTTACGCCTCAAAAAAACATACACACCCAGAATATGCACTCAGAACACACCAACATGACTGGGATGATTTTTCAGGAAAACCCAATAACCTTGCAACAACACAAAATATAGAAGATGCTATCAATAATATACAAATAGGGGGAAGAAATTTATTACGTAATAGTGGACAAAAAATCACCAATAACAACTATGATATTGCTGTATATGAATTAACAGAAAAAATAGAGGAAGGAGAAGAAGTAACTATAACTATTAAAGGGAAATTAGGAACAGGAAAAACGGCTTTTGCCGTATATAATAGCGGAGGATATTTAGAATTAGGCGTTTTAACAAAAAAAGAAAATAATTTATATCAAGGTATTTTCAAGTGGATAAACAAAAAAAATCAAGTAATAACTGATGGAAGAACTTTAAATATTTGGACTTATTATTCAAATGTTGATGTAGAAAGTACCATAGAATGGATTAAACTCGAACGAGGCAACAAACCCACCGATTGGACACCAGCACCTGAAGATATTGAAGAGCAAATAAAATCTTTAACAACCTCACAAGTATCAAAAGAAATAAACAGCAATTCCGTTGTAGATAAAAGCTGGTACGGGCAAAATTTTAATGTTTTAGCTTCTTGTCAAATAAACTTAACCCCGATGGAAAATAATCACAATATCAGTTTTAGAAAGTGTTTTGCGGGTCCTGTTATTACTTTCCAAGCAGACAAACAAATTATTTTCACTTCTGATAATCAATTCAACGGAGGCGATGGAAGTACTGCAGTGGTAAGTACTGCTAATAATAAAATTTACATTGACATAAGAAACATTTAAAAAATATGAAAACCATAATTCAAAATTTAAAAGGCTCAGATAAATTGCTACATAGCAAATATGGAAATATAATTTTCATATTATTCTTTTTGGTTTCTTTATTCTTTGTAAGTTTTTACAAATCTTTATTAATAGCTTTTATTGGGCTATTTATGATAGGTTTTAGCAAGGAACTTTTTGATAAATATTATAAAAAAACCTTTATAGATTGGTGGGATATAGTGGCGAGCTTTACACCTTATCCGATAATTAAAAAATTACAAAAATGAATGCAATACAATATTTTCAATGGGGGAATGGAGAACGACCTGCTATTACTCCAATTTTTAGAGGTTTTATAGAAGCAGTTGAACAAAATAGAAATCCCATTACTTATGAGCATTTCTCGTCAGGGCATAGGGCTGAAGTTCAAAATTATGAATGTAGATTTAATTTTAAAAATGCTGATTGGAGTTGGTTTTATCATGAAATTTCTAAAAATCAAACAGAACATTTTGCCCTTCATTTAGATAGTAACGAAATTTTAGTAAATACAGAAAATCAAAAAATAGCATATTCACACACTTTCCGATGGGGAGAAATAGTTCATTTTTATGATGGTGATTTTCTTTTAGAATATGATAAAAATATCTTTGAAAAATGCGAAATTTTCAAACTTGAAAATTATGTTTTTAGTGCAATTGTTTTTTATCTTAAAAATCCTTTGGTATTTAAAGAGAATATAGATAAAAGCGGTTTTTATCAACAAACAAGGATAAAAATAAAAGAAAAATTTCTTGGAAAAAGAATAAAAGAAGATATTCAATTAAAAATAATCTTTGAAAATAATTAAACAATGAAAAAAAGCAAACGAATTATTAATTACATCGTAGTGCATTGCTCAGCAACCCCAGAAGGGCGAGCGCACACCGCAAAAGATATTGACCAATGGCATAAACAAAGAGGTTTTGCGGAGATTGGGTACAATTACGTCATTTTGTTAGATGGCACAATCCAAGAAGGGCGGGATATTGATAAAATCCCTGCACACGTTGAAAATTTCAACAAAAATAGTATTGGAGTATGTTATATTGGAGGGATTGACAAAAACACATTAAAACCCAAAGACACTCGAACTGAAGCGCAGAAAAAAGCCCTTTTAACATTACTCAGAGAACTAAAAAAAATGTATCCTAATGCTGAAATTCTCGGGCATCGTGACTTTCCAAAAGTCAATAAAGCTTGCCCCTGTTTCAACGCTCAAGTAGAATATAAAAATATTTAATTGTTAATTATGATAGAAGTAAAAGAAGTAAAAAAAGAGTATGAAAATCTACTCGCTAAAGTAGAGCAATTGCCACGTACAAGAGAACTTGCGCTTGTTATTACCAAGTTGGAAGAGGGTCTTATGTGGCTTGAAAAGTCAATCAAAAAAAATCAAAGTGATGTATGAGAAAGTTTTTGAGTTTACTATTAGCCCTTATACTGCTTTTCGGTTGCAGGAGCAAAAAAATAAACCGAACCGAGCTGAAAGAAGAGCAAAAAACCGAAAGAAAGGAGCTAAAAGACAGTGCTACACGGGTAGAAAAAGCCCAAAAGGTAAGCACTTTTGAGATACAGCAATCTCAATTGTACGAAATAACCCTTGAAAGTGATAAGGATAGTATGGGAAATGCTAAAGATGTAGTATATTATCGTGCACGAGATGGAGACAGCGAGACCATAAGAGTACAGGGCGGAAAGGTTACAATTAAAACCATAGAAAACCATTCTAAGAGCCTACAGCAGGCTGAT